TTTAGGCTGCTACAGCAACTTCTTCTCTCAATAGAGAGAATACTTTGTTCATGTTAGCTTCGATTTGTGCGTTTGCTCCTAGAGCCACTACACGAGAATTGTTTTTGCCATTTATTATATTCACCTTAGTTTACAGTTATCTCTCTGGCTGATTGTATTAATTATTGGTAACCTGTCAAAACCAGTCGCCCCCAATATTCCCTCATGTGAGGGACACTTATCAATTAGTTGTGTTGCTAACCAATGATTAGCGTTTTAATTAACCCTCTGCAAATATACATCTACAGAGGGAAATAACAAAATTAATTATTTAACTTGTTGTTTGCCTCCTTCAGTTGAATAACTAAACACATCAAGATCGTGTGTCACCTCAATTTGTTTACCACCTGTAGCAAGACAAAGATCTTTCAATTCATCACTGAATTCTAACAATGAGACAGCATTCACTTTGTATGGGAATGCATCTGTACCAATATCATCTTGACCATCGTTGATAACAAGAATCTCTGGTTTCTCTTCTGATAGGTTTACATCAAGATTGCATAATCTTCCAGATTGTATTTCATCAGATATATGTCTAACCATATCACCCACCTCTGTCATACCACCATTTGGATCATTAGAGAATGTTTGCCAAAACTTGATGACATCTTCTCTATCCTTGATGTGTTGGAATTTAAGATCATCTGTACGGTCAACGAAATAACTAAAGAACACTTCAGCCTCTCCTCTCATAACATATTTGAATCTGTCTATAAGAATAGCATTAACCCATATCTGTTTCTGATCATAACCCATACTTCCTGAATAGTCAAGAATGATGATGATCTTCTGAAGTTGTTCTTTTCTATCAACTGGAACACTCACTGTTAAGTCTTTAGTTAAGAACTTACTTCTGAAGTTTGGAAACACCTTCTGCACTAGATTCATCATATGAATTTGAGAATAGTCTCTCATAATCATTGTAGAATACTGATCAGAATTAGCAACAATCTTTTCCGTGATTTCTTTCTCCACCTTGAACTCAGATCCAAACTGACCAACAAGAGATAGATGGTTCATAATCTCCATCTTTCTTTCTTTACTTAGTTCATTAAGATCTAATTGTTCATTGATGTTTGGATCACTGTAAAGTTGTCTATCAAAGTCTAATCCTTTCTTCATGTCCAATTCATCATCATCATCTTCATTCTTCTCAGCATATTCTTTACCACTCTTCATTTTCAAGAAAATAGATATGGCTTGCTCTAATGGTGTGAATCCAGGAATATATTGCTCAAATATACTGTCGTATAAAGCCTTTCTTTGTTGATGTTCACTGTCTTCAGAACCTACAAACTGCTCAGCTACAAAATCACGCTCGTCAATCATCTTGAAATAACACACACGTGCTAATTCTTTGATTGTATCAACAGAACTTTGCTTAGGAGCATGCACTTTCTTTCTGATTTCTGATGCTGTTGGTGTCAGATAGTTAATTGGATCTTTAACAAACAAATCATCATTATTGTCTGAATCAGCACCCCAAGAGAAAGAGAATGAACCCCATCCACTTTTGGACCAACCACCACCACTATATTTACTCTTCCAACCCCCTGTGCTTTTCTTAGGAGCATAGGTTGGAGCATAACGACTACCATAGTAATCGTCATACCCATCATCCCAATACTTTGACATTATACGAAAGAAGCAATAGTTAGATTCTTGTTGAATTTCTCAACAGCAGATTTAGCTGCTTTAACAAGCTGTGCGTGTACATGTGCTACATCATCACCCACTGATAAGCCTTTGATATCAGTTAACTGCATTTCAAGGCTTCTAATGGCCTCTTTGTAAGTCTTCTCATCTTCTCTACTTACCAATGGAAGAGTGGTTAGTGTCTCAATCATTTCTGTAATGCTTGCAGACAACTCTCTGAATTTGATTGTAGATTCAAATTTCTTAATTGCTTCAGCAATAAGAGATGGTTTCTTTGCAAACTCAGCAATGAATGACAATGATTCTGGACCACATTCATCATACACCTGATATGCTGTAACAGCAACACGAGGTGAAATGGTGATGTTGTTCTTAGCATATTCCTGTAACAAATAAGGAATAACAGGATCAACCTCTCCTTCACCAAACTTGCTCTCCAACAATTTGTTGTAACTAATCTCCGTGTAGTTATCCCAGATAACATTAAGTTCTAATGGGAAACGCTCCATCAATGCCTTCAATGACATGTTCTTAGAGAATTCATCACGAGTTCTGTTAGTACAACAGATGATGAACTTGGTGTTGATAGGAAATATCTGTGTACCATTTCTGAATACACCAGATGATAGAATGTCCTTCAACTGCTCTAGAATGAAATCAGGAGCATCGAACAACTCTTCGAAGATTACATACTCGTGGTTCATAAAACTATTCTCAACAAGGTATTCAATCTTACCTGTTGTTTCGAATGTTGGTATATCAAGACCACCAAACAATCTGTCTGTAGTCATACCTGTACCCATTGTTTGGATGAATGGATCAATACCCTTACTCTTCAAGAAATCCAATGTGATTTCTGATTTACCGTGTCCACCTGGACCAAACAATACAACATTCTTACCAGTCATAAATCCTACGTTTAGGATGTTAACTGTTTTGTCCATAAATACGAACTTCTCTGCTACTGGATTTCTCTTTACTGATTTTGTTTCTGTGTTTTTCATTTTTTTTGTTATTAAGGAATTGTTTTTTTCTTTTACTTGGTTTAAAATTTCTTTTGTTTCTTCTTCTGATAGCTCTACTTCAATCTCTACACATTCACATGCTCTGAATGACCAACCATCATGACTGAAATCTTTTCTTGCTTCAATCACTTCATTGAATTCATCAGGAATCTCTTGTCCATAGAATCTATCCATAGCACCATTATCATTCCAATGAGATGGAAATGATTTTCCATTAGGATGATCTAACCAATCACCATCTGCTTTAAATTCTTCTGCTGTCTTAAATCTATATTTACTCATAGCTTTGATATAAAAGGAGCATCATTACAATGCTCCTTTGTTAATACTAATCATCATCTCCATCACCATCATCATCAGACTTGTTGACAATATCGTCAAGGAAGTCTTTGATCTCTTGTGGAAGATCATCACCATTGATAGCACTATTTTTAGATGTTCCCTCACCCTCTTCCATTAGTCTCATAAGAGCGTCTTTGATGTGTGGTGGAATATCATCCTCATCTAAGGCAATCTTTTGAACCTTTGCAGATAGTTTCTTCAATTTTTTCTCTGTCATAGTTGCAAACTCTTCTATCTTACCTTGTAAGAAGAATGATGACATAAGAATTAATTGATTGTAACTAAACTCGTGAAGACATTTCTCCACCAACAAACTTGGTGATAAATCATCTTTTAAGTTCTTGTCTTCATCAAAGAGATAGTCTTTCAACACATCTCCGATTTGTTCTTGAAGATCATCCATATAGGATTCTTCTACACCAATTGCTTTGTTAAGCTTTTTTTGACCGTGGTCAAAACTGAAAATACTTGTTTTTGTACTTTGCATGATTATTAAGGATTTAAATTAAACTGTTTATTGTTCTATAGATGTTCTCACATCAATTACTTTCTCTTTCACAATCCCATGTCTGAAATTGTATAACACCTCAACTATAAGCCTCTTAGAAGTTATTCTTCTAAGAGGATTAGTTGAACCTACTAATGTGCCTTTACTTATTCTACGTCTCATAAATTACATAATAAAAGAACTGATGTAGTAATAAGCATTACAGATAATACAAGCACTGTTACACCATGTTTACTAACTTGTTTTTTGTACAGAGCTGTTTCCATTTCACATAGTTCTATGTATCTATTTTTTAGAGCAATGATTTCTTTGGACACTTTCAATGCTGATGATTGAGCTTTTGCAAGAGATTCAAGATTTTGAATTATCTCATCAATGTGTGGATCTCTACTCATTGCTTTCACGTTTTTCAACTAACATCATACCAACAATAATTGGAAGAACAAGCGGACTAAATAACCAAATCATCCAAGTTGAGAATGGAATACCTTCTTTACCATATGCTTCAAGCATCATTCCCAACATTACCAAATAACAAATCATACAATATATTAGCATAATATTACATTTTTTAAATGGTTAGTGTCTTTCTGTAGAATGTCATATTCAATTGTCATTCTTTCCATATCTTTCTCTCTAAGCTGAGAAAGTTGTTTTGCTACACTCACAACGATTTCATTCTGTTGTGTCGTTGTGAAATCTCTACGTAAGAGAATAACCATCTTGTCAACATACTCTTGTTGAATCTCTGGTTCAGGCGTTAGAAAAGCTAATAAATTAACTTTACATAGTTTGAATAATTTTTTCATAAGCCAATTAGATTATCAAAAGAACTCTCCAATAATTCCATCAGAGAGTTTCTTTCAGTTAATAATGAATCAATTTGATCTTCTATGCTGTGTACATTCACATCATCATAAGACTCTTTTGTAGCATCAAGAGAATGAATTTCATTCTTGATGTCTTGAATACGCTTTTCAATTTGTTCGATTTTCATTGTTATTAAGGAGATTTAATTTAACATACGATTTAATTCTTTCATTTTAGATAATATATCATCTATACCATCATATTGAGGGTTTAGATCATTAGCAAGTTGTTCAAACTCTTCTACAGATACAATGTTGAGTTCTTCAAGATTATCTTCATCTACTATATCAATATAGAAACAATAATCATCATTACCAGCATCACGATAATGTAAATGTGCATAATCGTAATCCATCATATCAAATGCTTCTTTACCTTTCCATATAGGAAGATCATATTTGATACACAATATTTTGAGTGCATTACATTCTTTTTGATTGTTTACACAAACAGCGGCTTTAAACACTGGTTCATTTCGTTGTTTTCTTTTTTCCATAATGATTAAGAATCTAAATACTCATCAAGATCAGCACCTACAAATACAGCAGGTATCCAACCAAAGATTAACATAAGCATTAATGTACCACCATGTGTAATACATTCTTTAAATGGTAAGTCAGACACCATCCAACCTATTAGTCCCATTACACACCATGTAATGAGAAATGTGGCTATTACAGCCAACATAATTTTTGTTGATTTCATTTGTTTATTATTAAGGATTTAATATTTCTGCAAGATCTTTCCAAAACTTATGATTCTCATCAATCTGAGTATCAAGATCACATTCTTCAGTGCCTTTATGCACTATGTCAGATATTCTATTAACAAAGGTTGTCAATCTTCTGATTGATTTAGCCACTTGTTCATTAGTCTTAGCGTCACCATTAATGCTATATGATCCACGCTCTAATAAACTGGCTACAGCGTTCATATTACACACACCTGTAGCATTCTCTTCTTTGAATGCATTCATAACAGCACCAAGTCTGTTATCTATTTGCTCATTGGTTAAATGTTTGCTCATTTCTTTTTATTATTAAGGGTTTAAAGATTATCTTGATCAATGTAATATCCAATACTATCAAATGTTGTGATGTATAATGTCTCACCATGTTCATCCATTAGTCTTACATCAGTTTGATTGATGAGTTCTAATTGGTAATCAATCTTTTGTTTGTTATCATCTACCATTGTAGATAATATAAACACTGTTATTGTAAAATGTGCTAGACATATCAATAGTCCTATCAATAGTCCTTTTTTAAAATCGTTGTTCATGATATTTATTATTAAGGAGATTTAAAATTCATTTACTATATCACAAGGATAATCTTTATATTCATCACAATTACATACATCATTATGTGTGTGTAATGTACCATGATTACATTCCCAATATCCATCAAAATATGGATCGTCTAATTGTTCTTTCAAGAACTGCTCATTAGCCATTTCATTGGTTTCTTCCCAGGCTTTCATCTCTTCTGATGTAAATATAGAAGAGAAATACTCTCTAAGAGAAAGAATATCCTGATCAGTGATGTCATTAGTATCAATGATGTGCTTTATTGTGTCAACTACGTTCATAATGTATATAGATTTAATATAATTAGTTTATATGTTCTAAATAACGTTGTTCAGGAACAAAATAAGCAGAATATCCAAGATTGTCTATGTGCTTAGCATCATTCATAAGAATACATTCATCAAACCATTTTTCTTCTAATAATCTTTGGCTATCAGGCCATACGACTAATACGTATTTTTCCATATTGTTTGTTATTAAGGGATTTTGTGTTTTACACCTAAAACTTTTAATAATTGGTATATATTTTTCATCGTAAGATTATATTTTATACTCCTATCCTGCTTATTTCAGGATTACAAATATTATTAAAAGAAACTGGTGTCCTCAACATCTTGGAATGTTATTGAGTTTTTTAATTGAGTTTTTATATCTATATCTTCTCTGATATGCCAGCAACTTACTGGATAGGATTTGATTCACGAGTTTAGAGTCAGAACAATCACCACACAAACTGACTATAAAATAGGTAAAGGGCAGAACATTTCTGATACATCAGACAATATGAATGTTAACTGTTATTCCACAATAGCCTATATATGTTTAAAAGGGTAATTTATCTTGTTCTTCAAAAGGAACAATCTTGACTATCTTATAACAGTCTTTTATGTCATAAAGAACAAAATCAAATATTTGACCACCTTCATCACCCCAATCAACTACTTCTTCAAAACTAATGCCTTTGTATGTAGATGATAGTTGTTTCACTTTATCAATAGCATTCTCTTCATTTAAAAAGAAATAATCTGTTTGATAAAAATCAGAATGTGCATGATTATGCATCATTCCACGTTTAAGTATTTGGTACATATTATATAATGTGTTAAAAAAAGGCCCTAAAGTAATAGAGCCTTATATATTGATTAATTAAGAATGATAAACATATCCTTTATAGATAATATTATCTTGCCATATCATTGTTCTATTGTTTACAATGATGGAATGTGTAATGAATGATGTTGGTATTGTTGTCATAACGCTATATGTATTAGAATGATTTTGTGTTTTTTGATTGATTTATAAGTGGATTATATTGTGGAATGGTCTACACGTTGGTGTTTTCACACACTCTTCAATGTATATTTTATTGAAAGATTCTCAGTTTTTCTTACATTTCATTGAAAGAAAGTTAATACGCTCCTCGTAGAAAGTTTTAAAAACTGAGAATAATGCAATAATGTGTGTTTCTTTTGTTAACCCACACCTAAACAAGTTTTTCCCACCCATATATATATGTGTGTTATTGTGCTCGTGTGTATTACAGCACCTTGGTGCTGTCGCTCTGTGGTCCACTATTATGAGAAAGCAACAGACCCAATGATGAGCCTGTTGCTGTGTCCTTATTATAATGAGATAAGGTTTTCCCAATTAACAGTACGCTTTGCAGTTTCTGCTTTAGCGATGTCTTCTGCTGTAACTTCAAGAGTTAAGACAGAAGCGTCTGTTCCTGAATAGCCTAAAGTGTAAATTCTTTCTTTAACAGGGTTACCTGCTTCATCAAGAACTTTCTCGTAAAGATTGGTTTCAGCATTAAGAGCACTTTTATCGCCAAACGTTTCTATTACGTCAAGAGTTTTTAAGTCTTTGTAATCTAACGCTTTGCTCCAAAGGTCTTTCATCACACTCTTAGAGCAAGTAGCCACAAGAAATGTTCCGTCTGCCTTTGTAAGTTCAACCTTTAGATTACAAGCCTGCTCTTCTAAGGCTCTTGTTGAATTTGTTGGAACAACTTTACCATTAACACCAATTAAATTGGCAACTGTTCCAAAAGACTTAAGCGTTGATTTTCTCTCTGACGCTTGCTGAAATACTAAAACTTCATTTTCCATAATATTGGTAGCACTTAACCTTGCAATCGGTTTATTAAAAATTATTTAAAAAGTTAAAAAGGGTTTTGATGGAATTAATAGCACCTATTACAATGCTATTAATTCACTAATGTTGATTGTTTCATTCTTCCATTGTGTGAAGACTAAACCATTAAACAACACTATTCCTATTACCATTCTTCTGTTGCTTTCAACAACACCTTTGAATGGTAATTCAAAGATTGTTAATCCTAATGGATGTGAATACTCAACACCATTAACATCAAACAATCTGTTTGCGTGACTTGGGTCACGACTTACAATCTCAACTATGTCCATAGCAATAAGATTTAAAAATTAATAATCAGAGACAGGGGATACACCCAATCTCTCAATTTGTACAGGGGGTTTTGATTTGGAATGGTCTTAATTCTTATACACACGAGGGGTGTAAAATTTTTGGGGAAAATTTTTTTTGTGGTTTGAAAAAAACTATATACCTTTGGTGGGTGGGTGGGTTTGTCTTGATGCTTATACATTTTTTTCTATATAGGAAAATAAAATATATTTTTATATATGAAAGTTTTTTTATATACCTTTGTCTAAACCAAAATAAATTACAATGATTGTACAAAGGATGAAAAGACAAGAGAAAGATAGTTTCTCTATAGCTAAGAAGTATTATTCTCTTTTGTTTGATGTTAATAATGTTAATGTTACAGAGAGAGAAATACAATTAGTTTCTTTTATGGCCATTAATGGAAGCATTTCATATAAACATGTTAAGGAGGAGTTTTGTAAAGAATTCAAAACAACAACAGCTACAATTAATAACATGGTGAGCAGACTTAAGAATATTGGTATTCTTATTAAGGATGGAAGTAAGGTGAAGGTGCATCCATCAATATGTTTAGATTTCAACAAAGACATTACGTTACAAATCACATTGATTCATGAAGCCACATAATATGCATATTAAGGATTACCTAATCAAGAAGATTGCTATTAATAAGGTGATTGAAGATAGGGTGATTTCTGAAAAGATTATTAATAAGGTGGTTTCGCATCAATTTGATTTTGCCAATGAGGCAATGCATAAGAGTAATACGGTGGAGTTTTCTGGATTTGGGAAGTTTGTTTTTAACATGACAAAGGCAGAAAGGAAGATGGAGAAGATTGAGAGTATAATTGCTTATTTCTCTAGAGTGTTAGAAGACACAACGATTTCTCCAACAGTTAGAAGAAACGCTGAGATGAAACTTGCAACAGCTATTGATAATAGAATAAAATTAAAACCAAAAATTGACCATGGGAGTAAGTCAAATATATGAAGGATGGAAGAACCACCTCCTTCCAGAAGAAAGAATGAAAGCTTTCATAGAACATGTTAGTATTTCAAGACTTGATATATGTAATTCATGTGAGTTTCATTCTAAGAATCATCTATCTATAAGACCAGATGCACATTGCACAAATTGTGGATGCACATTGTCTGCAAAAACTAAATGTTTAACATGTGAATGCCCATTAAAGAAATGGCTTGCACAACAAATGCCAGAGAACGATGGAACTACGTAAAATACCATTAGGACCGTTTATAGAAATTCTTCAAGGATTGTATGAGGATGGTGTGAATTTTATTGATTTGGAAGGAAGTGTAAATGATGATGGTAAGTCCTTACGAGATACAATTAAGATTACAGTGAAGCCTGAGTATTTAGAGGATGAGGAGGATGAAGACGATGATGATATACAAGAATTAGATAGAGAAATACAAATAGATATTAATGATGATGATGATGTAACACCTCTATCTGATGATGACATCAATAAATTAATGGAATAACGTATGAAAAAGCCACGTCCTAATTATCACTATCGAAAAATCATTGAAGTGTTGGAGAGTTTACACAAGGCCCATCCAACATATAACATGGGAAGACATATTTCTACAGCTTTAGATGGCTATGATGACATATGGGGAATAACAGATAAAGAATTCCTCTTTGCTTTAGAGAAATATGAAATAGCATTGAACATGGATGTTGATCACGTTGATCAAGAAGAGATAGAGAATATATTAAAGGATGGAATGCACCTTAACACAATGTTCCTCGAAGAAGAGGAAGAATAAACTACATAATGGCAGTAAGAAAAACTACATACATTGATGTCGAGCTAGATTGGGCTGAGACACAATTGGCAAGCTGGAAACAATACGTTGATGCTAATCCACTTCACGAACTGAAGGATAGGATAGAATGGAAACCTACAGCTAAAGGAGGAATGCTTCCTATGGTGATTGCAAGTATTGAGTCTCAGGGTAAGTTTGTACAAGAGACAATGAAGAACTATCTAGCTTTATTAAAAGAAGTGGATGTTATGAGAGAGAAACAAGAAGCTAAGAAGGTGGAGACACGAGGAGGAGCTGAGCTTAGTTCTCAAGCAGAAGAATTCTTAAAAGGTAGAAACAAATAATGCAATTACATAACGTAACATACCAAGATTGGTTCATTAACCAAAAACGTATTCCAGACAAAGGTTCTGAAGAATATAAACAATTCTTTGCTTTTCATAAAGAACTTTGTACAAATGGCTGTATGATGGATGGTGTGTACATCAATCCCTTTCTATATTGGCATTTAAACATATGGCATACAGAGGTGGATTACATAGATGAGTATGGGCGTATCAATCAGAAATATGCAAACCCACTTCTTAGAGATAATGAATGGTTGGTTACTAATGAAATAGACAGAGCTCATAAAGAAAAGAAAGGCCTAGTTATACTAGGTATTCGTCGTTTTGCTAAGTCTGTTATAGAAGCTAGTTATATAGGACAAGGAGCTACATTTGATGAGAACAGTCAGAACATTATTGCAGGGTTGAATGCTCCCGATATAAAACTGATTACAGATAAGATTGACAAAGGATTAAACTTCCTTCCTGAAGCTTGGAGATGGCAGAGAGTTGAAGACAACTGGAAGAACCAAGTGACATTAGGGATTAAGACTAAGTCAGGAGAGAGAATACCGTTCTCTCAGATTCTTATAAGAAACTTAGATGAAGGAAACAATGAAGAGGCTATTGCAGGTACTAAGCCTAGAAGGCTTATTATTGATGAGATAGGGAAAGGATCTTTCCTTCGAGGACTTCAAGCAGCAACACCAGGTTTTACAACACCATTTGGTTGGGGCTGTTCACCTATACTTACAGGTACAGGTGGAGACATGAAGAAGTTCATGGATGCAAAGAGTTTAATGTTTGACGTAGAGAATTTCAATTTTCTTACGTATAACAATGCAAAGGATGATGCTAGAGTGCATGGACTTTTCATTTCACATAAATACAGAATGGAAGCCAAAGAGGAATCTTCTCTTGGTGCATTCTTAGAAAAACCAGAAGGAAGTTCTTTGTATCAAGTGAACATGATGGTGAGCAATGAAGAACTTGCTACACAGATTACAAATGACAATCTAGAAAAGCTTAAGAAAGCTGGAGATAGAGTGGCTTATTTAAAAGAGAAGATGTATTATCCACAAGAGGTGGATGACATATTCTTGAATGAAGACACAAACATATTTGATATAGAAGCTGCCAAGCGTCAAAAAACTAAATTATTAAATAATGAAAAAACTGGTGTGCCTGTTGTTCTATATGATGATGGACAAGGTGTGAAACATCAGTTTACAGACAAGCTTCCTATTTCTAATTTTCCATTAAAGAATTCAGATAGAAAAGATGCTCCAGTAGTGATATATGAATTCCCTGTAGAAAATCCACCATATGGATTATATGTTGCAGGAGTTGACCCCTACAGACAAGGAAAATCTGCATACTCAAGTTCATTAGGTTCTGTGTATATTTACAAACGTATGCATAGTATATCAGGAGAGAAATACCAAGACATGTTTGTAGCTAGCTATTGTGCTCGTCCAGATAAAAAAGAAACCTGGGAAGAACAAGCACGATTATTGATAAAGTATTTCAACGCTAGAACATTATGTGAGAATGATGAAATTTCTTTTATTGATTATATGATTAGTAAGGGAGATGCACATTATTTAGAAAGACAACCAGATTGGTTAAAAGAAATAGTTCCAAACACCACAGTGAGAAGGGATTACGGAATACATAGATCTGCAGAGAAGATTAGAGACTTCTTGCACGGATGTCTTAAGAAATATACAGAAGAAGTGATACATGTTGAGAAGGATGAAGAAGGAAACATTGTATCAGAAACAAAGGGTATGGCAAAGATATTGGATCCTGTTCTATTAGAAGAGATGATACAATATAATGAAGATGGTAACTTTGACCGTATTATTGCTGCAGAATTAGCTGTAGCTTTGGCAATGAAACTAGATCCTATATTTGGTAAGATAGGTGATAACACAGATTCACGAACCACTTCGTTAGGAGTGAAGAGACAGAAGAGCTCGTTATTCCCAGAATCAAAAGGGGTGTTTAATAATAAAAAACGTAAATTATTTAGATAAAATGGCAATAATTAGATATACAAAGGATGCTACTATTAGGTATGCATACTTAAACATTTTTCCTGATCAGTTCAAAACAGAGAAGGAAAAGCAAGATGAGAGTTGGATTAAGAATACAATGGACTATTTTGCAAACAAGGCATATGCTGAGTATATAAAAAATAGAGACTCATTCGTTAAGAACTACGATCTTGTGAAGGGTATTCTTCGTATGGAAGATTTCTACCAAGATCCACAAGTTAAAAGCTTTACAGAAATTCTTGAAGATAATCTAAACCTTCCTGCTTATGTAAAACATTATTCCATAATCACTACGCCAATCAATGAACTTGTAGGAGAGATATCTAAAAGACCTGACACATACAGAGTGAAAGCTTTTGATGATGACAGTAAGGCAGAAGAATTGCAATTTAAAACAGACACGCTTCAAAACTATATTATATCAAAAGCAAAACAGCAAATATTAGAAAAAGCTGCAATAGCTGGAGAAGAATTAGATGAAGAGCAATTAGAGCAAATGACAATGGAACAAGTTAAAGATCAACTTGATTCATATACATCAACCGCTGAAAAATGGGCTAACCATATACTAACTTGTACAAAAGCAGAGTTTAATCTAAAAGAAAAATCAGAAGATACGTTCAGAGATCTTCTTATATCTGCAAGAGAATTTTATCACATATATGAAGACAATTCCAAAACTGGATTTAACGTTGAGGTGGCAAACCCGAAGAACACTTGGTTTCTTACTACTCCTGATAGAAAATGGATATCAGATCCGACTGGTAGAGCTCAAGGAGCCTATGCTGCTGGTACAGTACAAGTTATGGAGCTTTCGGAGATCATTGAAAGCATACCAGATCTTACAAAAGAGGAGATCGACCACTTACGCTCATCGCTACAAGACTATGGATTAATCAATGTTAGAGAATCAAATCTTGGCAATCCTAATATTGCTCCTGGTATTGACTCTGTTACATATGACACATATGATCCTCTTGTTCTACAAACAAGAATGCTGATAGAGAGTGAGATGAAAGAGAACAATGATGGATTACAAGACTTCTTAGGTCTTTCTTCTAACGTTAGTTCTTTCGGATATAAATATGTTGTTATACGTAGCTATTGGATTTCTAAAAGAAAAATTGGTAAGCTTATCTACGAAGATGAAATGGGCAATGAGCAATCAATGCTTGTTGATGAGAATTACAAATCAGGAACCATCCCTACACAAAAATCATTAGAATGGGGATGGATTAATGAGTGGTATCAAGGAATTAAAATTGGTCCAGACATCTATCACGTAAAACCTTATAAGCTATTGAATTATTGTCCTATTATAGGAACAACATTTGAAGTGAAGAACACAGAAGCTCGTTCATTAGTAGATATGATGAAACCTTTTCAAGTGTTATACAATATCTGTATGAACCAGATGTATAAGCTTTTAGAGAAAGAAATTGGTAACGTTGCTAGTGTTAACATTAGACGTGTTCCTCGTGTGAAAGATGGAGATGCACAAGATGACATTGATATCTGGGAATTAGAAGCAAGAGAACGTGGTATAATGTTTGATGATGACAGTCCTGAAAATACAAAGGCTCCTGTTACAAATCAATCTGTAGCACGTAACGTAGATTTGACAAGAACAAACGAAATACAATCTCGTTATAATCTAGCTGTACAACTTAAAGCAGAATGTTGGGAACTTGTGGGTATGTCTAAACAGCGTTTAGGATCGATATCAGCTAGTGAATCTGCTACAGGTACAAATGCTGCCATACAACAAAGTTATTCTCAGACAGAGCCTCTATTTGTTGCACACGAGTATGTAATGGGACAATTATACCAAGCAGTGATTGATGCTGCATTATATATAGAAAGTGATAAACCACAATCAACTATTTCTTATATAACCGATGAAGGAGAATCTGCATTTGTACAAGTGAATGGATCAGATATCAAATTCAGAGATTTAAAAGTGTTCACAACTAATAGACCTGAAGATACACAAATGTTTAATGAGCTTAGACAACTTGCACAACCGTTGATGCAAAATGGTGGATCATTATACGAAGTGATTGAGCTTTATAGCACCAAGTCTATGAGAGAGATGAAGAAAGTGTTCAGAGATCTTAGAGACAAACAAGATGCTATGCAACAACAAGCTCAACAACTTGAACAACAAAAACTTCAACAACAACAAGAAGCTACGCAAGCTCAGATACAATCTGCACAACAAATGCAACAAGAGCAACAAGCTCATGATGATTACCAAAGAGAGTTGGATAGATTATCTAAAGAAAAGATTGCAATTATACAAGCTACAGGATTTGGAAATGTGGAAAGTGAAGATGTTAATGAAAATGCAATTCCTGATGTATTGGAAATGAGTAAGTTAGCAAATGAGGAAAATAGAGCTGCTAAAGACTATGGAATAAAGATGGCAGAGATACAATCTAAGAATAAACAAGCCAATGATAAAATGTCTATAGAAAAAGAGAAATTACAAGTGGCTAGAGAGAATATGGCAAACGATCTTGCAGTGGCAAAAGAGAATGCTAAAGGAAGAAATAACAAAAAAAGTTAAACTTTTTTAAGGAGAAATAAAACATAATGCTATATTATCCGACAAAAAGTTTGATATATAGTGTTATTTCTTTTGTAATTATAAATAACTATTTTAGTTTTACATAGAATATAAACCAAATATTAAATACAACTACATTATGGCAGACAATACAGAAAATTTGTCTATGGGTAATTTTTCTATCCAAGATACAATGGAAATGGGTGCTGGTAATCAAGAGCTTCTTGAAGGACTGTTTGCACCAGAAACAGCATCTTCTACACCTGACGATATTACACCAATTATTAAAGATGCAGATGCTCCAGCAGCTCCAGCAAAACCAGCAGTTCCTAAAGGTAAAACAATAGATCCTGTTGAAGATGATGACACTGATGAGAAAAAAGCTCAATCAGCCATCACAAACTTTTTAGGAGATAATGATGAAGACGATGATGAGGATGATATCACACCAGCAAAACCAGCAGCAGTTACTGAAACTGATGATGATGAAGGTGAAGGTGGTCCTACCACTCAGTTCTCTGCTCTTTCAAATGACCTATTTAAATTAGGTGTGTTTACAAAAGAAGATGATGAAGATGATGTACAAATCACTACAGCAGAAGAATTCTTAGAGAGATTTAATGTTGAGAAAAGAAAAGGTGCTTCTGAAATAGTTGAAAATTTCATTGGTCAATTTGGAGAAGATTACCAACAAGCGTTTGATGCCATATTTGTAAAGGGAGTAGATCCGAAAGAATATTTTGGAACATACAACCAAGTTGTAAATTTTGCTGAAATGGACTTATCACAAGAGTCTAATCAGATTAGAATAATGAAACAAGCTTTAGCTGATCAAGGATTTGATCCTGAAGATGTAGATACAGAGATTGAGAGATTACAAAATTATGGTGATCTTGAGAGCGTATCTGCAAAACATCATAAAGTGTTGGTTAAAAAAGAAGCTCAGAAGTTAAATCAAATGCAAGCTAATGCAGAACAAGAGCAACTACAAAAACAACAAATAAAACAACAATACGTTAAGAATGTACAAGATGTTCTTAATGATAAACTAAAAGCTAAAGAATTTGATGGTATTCCATTAAATCCAAAGTTAGCAAATGAAATACAAGATTTTCTATTAGTTGATAAGTGGAAAACTCCTTCAGGAGAAACCCTTTCAGATTTTGATAGAACTATTCTAGATTTAAAAAGACCAGAGAACCATGCAACGAAAGTTAAAGTGGCTTTGTTATTAAAAATCTTAGAAAAAGATCCAACATTATCAACTATTCAGAAAACAGGAGTTTCTAAAAAAACAAATGAGTTGTTCTCTGAAGTTGCCAGACAAGTTACAAAATCAAAAACTGGTACAACAGGAAGTAGTTCAAAAACTGGAAGTTCATGGTTTCAATAAATAATAATAACTAAAAACGATTAATAAAATGTCAATTCAAACTATTCCTGGTTTAACTGGTTTTACTTACGCTCGTGTTGCCTCTATGGACAAACGTGCTGTTGGTAAATTAACCGACTCAAACCACTTAGAGTCTTTTCACTCTACAGAACCTGCAGACTATGATAAAAAAATCATCAGTTTGTATACTCAGAGCTCATTGTACAGCAATGACTTCTTAGATATGATTAACAAGTCCACTCCTTATTACATTGATAATAATAGTGATGCTTGGAAATGGGATATTCAAGTTCCTTACAAATTCCCAAAAATTATTGATATCCCTGCAAGTTTAACTGCCATCTTAGAAGAAGGTAGTGGTAAACCAGGTATTGATGGTCAAGAATTCCAATTAGTATTAGATACTAATGAGTTCTCTAAAAATGCCATTGTATCAGTTGGATCTCGTCAATATGGTCCTAGATTCTATGTAACCAAAGATCCAATCAACTGGAACATGGGATTCTTGTATTCATTTACATTAGTAACTGACAATCCTGTTGTTGATTTTGTATCTTCTACATTCTTACAAGTAGGTATTGAATTAGAATTGGTTGATGCTGCTATTGGAGAATTTGATCAAGACTTATTAGGATTACCAAGATTGGGTGAAAAAATCACTATGTTTGAATCATTAGGTTCTGCATATGGTTATGAGCACAAAATCACTGAATGGGCTGATGACAAAATGATGAGAGATGCTTCTGGTAAGCCACTTGACATTTTAGTATATGCTCCACAAAGACGTAACCAATTACCTTTAACTCGTAATGATGTTAAATGGGAACCGTTCATCGAGTTCTGGATGCGTAAGTCTATGTTAGAGTTGAAAGTTAAACGTATGATCTGGGCTAAACCAGGTACAGTGAAAACTAACGGTTCTAAACAAGAAGTTAAACGTACATCTGCTGTTGTTTACCACAGAATGAGAAACAATGGTAACTTAGTACAATACAACAGAGGTGAATTTTCTGCTAACTTGATTCGTTCAGTATTTGGAGATTTATTCTACAGACGTGTGGATGTAAAAGACAGAAGAGTTAAAATGTACACCAACGAAGCTGGATTCGATGTATTCCAACAAGCTTTGAAAAATGATGCATTGAATTCAGGTCTTACATTTATGGCTGATTCTGGAAACAGATATTTACAAGGAGAAGGACAACATATCACTTACAACTTTGCATTTGATGCAATGGTAACTCGTGAGACTGGTAGAGTTGAATTAATCCACTTGAAAGAATTAGATTTACCACAATCTAACTTAGAGTTTGGACAAAACAAAAAATCTACTCCAGTATTTATGGTGTTTGATGTGTCTCCAATGTCTGATGGTTCAATGGTAAATAACATTCGTGAAGTGAGAATGAAAGGTGCTCCTTCTATGACTTGGGGTTATATTGATGGTACTCGTCACCACTTAGGTTTTGCTAAGTCACAAGGTATGAGTTCAGCTAACAAATTCCCAGGATACGAAATCTGGATGAAAGACAGATGTGACGTATTCATTGAAGATTTGTCAAGAACTGTGTTGATCGAAGAAATCCCACAATTCTAATAATAAAAAAGTAGTTGCTACGCTACCCATTAGAACAGCGTCCCAGAGTAACTCATTTATCCGAGAAAGATCCCCTCACACCCACTCCCTCCTAGAGGGGATTGATCTCAAACTAGAGTGATGGATTGGTTTACCAGTCGCATTCCCTTCGATGGGAACACTCTTCTAAATTAAAACCAAATTATAATTAAATAACTACATTATGGGCAGAATAGGGAAGATCTCTACGTTAAAGAAAGAGTACACAACTTCACAGTTGCAAACTATGCAAAGTAATCTTGCATCAAAAGGTATGACAAGAATTCCTGGAACAGGAGTTTTCAAATACCCTTACAAAGAACTTGATGGACAATATAGAACAGGACTTGATCCAAACGCTAGTTACATCAAAAGAATTTCAGATCCTACAGAAAGAGAGTTGGAAATTGAAAGAGTTACTAAACTACGTGATAAGCTAGAAGCTGCATTAGGAGATATTGATTTAGGACCAAGATCTAAATTTTGGAACTATGGATTATCTACTTCTACAGAAGACTACACACACGTACAACCTGTTAAACTTTTAGATGGTGATAACTTTTTTGATTTCGCTGTTGCTTTTCAAGAATTAGCATTTTCTTGGTTAAGAGTTCATCCAACTATTGCAAGTTCTTACCAAGCATGGGAAAGAGGAGAATTTCCTGCAGATACACAATTTTATGTTGTTGATGAGGATATTGAAAGTGGAATAATCTTTAAGAAAAAACAATTGATCAATAAAGCAATTGTTAAGTTTGACGCTATGACTCCTGAGAAGAAACGTAAAGTGGCAAGACTTTTAGGACTTCCAGTAACAGAGGATACCAAAGAAGAGATTGTCTACAATCAGGTGGATAATGTTTTAAAACAAGCAGAGTTTAAAACAGGATCTTTCCAAGGATTAAACCCTGTTGAAGTGTTTAATAGATTTGCTGACATGAAAGAAAACCTGCTCCATATTAAAGATTTAGTTAAACAAGCAATTAATCATTCAATTTATAGAGTGAAACCGAACGGTAGAGTTTATGAAGGAGAATTTGAAATTGCAAACGATGAAGAAGCTTTAGTGAAATTCTTAATCGATGATGATAATCAAGATGAACTAATCACTCTTGAACAAAAATTAAAAGGTAAAAAACTAGCTGCTATTTAGTAGCTAGTTTAAAAAAATATAAAATATGATACCAGTAGATAGTTTATTATATAAAATTGACCAACGTCTAAATAAGCTATCAACTAATGCTCATCAACAAATTCAGCTTGAAGATAAAATCTTAGCTCTAAATGAGGCACAGATTAAGTTGATAAAGCAGAAGATTGATAACATTAGCACTGTAAGTCAAATGGGACTTGATTCATTTAAGAAAAGATATGAAGACTTACAGAGTCTTGTAATATCTTATGAGAATGGAATATTACCGTTGGTGTTAAAGAATCCAATCTTACATGAATATAGTGCAGACATTCATGCTCTAGTTCCTAAATATATGTTCTATATAGATTCATATGTTTTAGCTGATAAAGGAAAATGTAAGGATAGAAGAATTTGGATCAATCGGGATCTTGCTAAACATGGTGATCTACAGTTTATTTTAAACAACGATCATTACAAACCAAGTTTTGAATATCAAGAAACATTTAACATATTATCTTCAGATGAGATAAGCATATTTACAGATGGAACATTTACTCCTAAAGAAATATGTGTGAGTTATATGAGATATCCAGTTTACATTGATAAAGAAGGATATATCAAGTTTGATGGAACTGCTTCTGAAGATGTAGATTGCGAATTAGAAACATATCTAGAAGATGAGTTGTTAGATTTAACAGTGCAGAACCTAGCAATGTTCACAGAAAATCAAAGTGCTGTACAAAATGCAGCATATAGAATACAAACAAACGAATAATTTTTAACTTTAATAAATAAATAAAATGGCTGATTTTTCATTAAACACGCTCTTTGTAGTCCCTGTTGGCGAGGATATTGCTACCACAGGTGCAGGAGTAAATGCTACACAAGATTTAACTGCTGGTCAAGTAGGGTTCTTTAACGCAGACTATTCTACTATTGATCCAGGTGATTCTGCTACAGGAAACTATTTCTATGTAGCTCAAGGTAGAGAAAATACCTATTTACAAGGAACTAAACGTTCAGACAAAATTGCTGGATGTCCTACAGGTTCTTCTTGTAAATCAAATGTAACTGAATTTTACAAAGTATCTGGATGTCCAACTCCTGTAACTCAAATTACAGATGTAAGTGGATGGACTGTACATTGTGGAGATGTTGTTACATTAACATTACGTGCTCACTCTTCTTACTTGGATACATTGTATTTTAACGGATTTACAAGATCTGTAACAGTACAAGCTCCATGTTGTGATTGTGGTGCTGATCCATGTGATACAGTTGATGTAAGTGCTTTAATTGATGCATTTATTGCTAAATTAACTCAACAAGCTCCTGGTATCAACCCTGACAACATTTCATTGAATAATTTCTACACATTTGAAAATGTTGGAGGTACAATTCTTCGTATTGGTGAGAAACCATTAACTAAATATGGACAACCATGTGACGTTGCTGCTTTCCCTTACGAATATGACAGAATGTGGTTCCGTACATTTGTATACAGTGGTCCTGCAACTACAGCTGACTTTATCGTTGCTGATAATTGTAACATTGTTGCTAATCCAGTAATCACACAACGTTCTAACTACGCAAGAGGTACTTCTGACGAAATCATCCAGTTAGAGAAAAACTTCTACAGCTACCAAGCAGGTTACTTAAAACACCTATACAGAATGGTTGGGTATAACGGTAACTTCGAAAGCTGGGTTTCTGATGGTACTAACTACACTACATATTACATTAAATTTAATGAGTATGATAGAGCTGCTTACCAATGGGGAGATTACATTATGCAAGACTCTCAAGTAATCATTGCTGTTCCTACAGGTTCACAAATTGAAACAGATGTTGATTCTGCATTAACAGAATTGTTAGGAACTATTGTAGACGAGTCTGGAGTTTGTATCACTACAACTACCACTACTACTGGTGTTCCTCCAAGTACAACTACAACCACTTCTACATTGATTCCTTAATCAATCTAGTAATTAATAAACCTATGCCAGAGGAGAGGATAATTCTCAATCCTCTGGCATTATTTTTTTAAAAACATGCCAACATTAAACTTAGACATATTAGTAGTTCCTACGTACAATATCAATACATTAAATGTGGTTGATGCTTCTACGTATCCAAATGACCCTCCAGTTGTAACCAATCCTACAATAGAAATAACTGTTCCAGGATTTGATGTGGTAAATATTCCATTTAATGTAAATAATTTTAATATCTTTACATCATCAAGTTTACAAATTACAGCAGCTGGTGTCAACCAACCTCTTCCTGATGGGGTGTATCATTTGAAATATTCAATAGCTCCTGCATATGAAAACTATGTAGAAAAGTCATTTATGAGAGTAGATAAACTTCAACAAAGATTTGATGAAGCTTTTATGAGACTCGATATGATGGAATGTGATAGAGCAATTAAAACTCAATCAAAAGTTGAACTTAATTCAATATACTTCTTTATTCAAGGAGCAATTGCAGCAGCTAATAACTGCGCAATAGTTGAAGCTAATAAACTTTACAACCAAGCAAGTAAACAATTAACTTCTTTTATGAAAAATGATTGTGGATGCTCGGGTACTAATTACTTAACTAACTTCAGTTAACTATGGCAATTTGTCGAAATTGTGGAACAAAGGTTGGATGTGGCTGTCAATTAAAAGATGGCTTATGTTCAGCTTGTAGATCCCTAACAAAATTCTTAAGAAGATGCTTTCTCCAAGATTAACAAACTGCGCTGAATGTGCAAACATAAATTCTCTTATTAATGAGATTGACTGCAGAGTGGCAGAATTATCTAACGTGTTATACAACAACACTGTATTCATGTTAAATAAATCTTTCAATTCTATTGCGTTGTCAGATCTTCTTATGTATAAAAGAATTCTAACTTATAAAGTGTGTAATCCTGATTATGCAGGACACTACACTGTCAATATGATTGCTAGTAAAATCAAACTTTTAAAATTTAAATAATCATGGCATGTACTAACTGCTTTAATGGCTGTGCTGAAACTATTTCAGATCAATGCATAAAATATACAGGAGTTGATGTTCCTGAACTTGGTATTAACAATGGTGATCCTCTTGCTGCTGTTGAACAAGCTATAATTGACTTTCTTGTACCAGCAATAAACGGTACAGGGATAAAACCAATAATTGATGATTCCTACATATGTACAGTGGTGAGACAATATCTACCAGCTTGTACAGAATGTACAGGATTCACATTAAATGAAGTGCTTACAGCAATTATAAGAGCTGCGTGTGATTTACAAGCACAAGTTACAGCAAACACTAATGCAATCACTACACTTAACGCAAACTACACAATTGGATGTTTGACAGGAGTGACAGCATCTTCAGATACACATGATATTGTACAAGCTGTAATTACTAATTTGTGTAATTTAAATTCTGCATTCACTACATTAATAAATACACTTCCACTAACTTATGTACAAATAAGTGCATTACCTGGTCTTATTGCATCATATTTAACTAGTCAAAACTTTTTAGCAAAAGCTAAAGACAGAATGATTCCTTATGCAGCAATTCCTTATTTTGGTTCTCTTTCAAACTATCCTTCTCCAGGAGATAATCTTAGTGTTACAGGAGAAGGTACAGGATATTGGGAAAAGGTGTATCTATGTAATGGTGATAATGCCACTCCTGATTTAAGAGGTCGTACAGTGGTAGGAGTTACAGGTATGGGAGTGAGTGTTTTAGATCCTGAAGTTAATCCTGCTACACCTGGAAATCCTAATTATTTAGTAACTACAGAGTATGGAGCAAACACAGTAACGTTAGGATTGGGACAAGTACCTAATCATAATCATTTAGGATCTTCTGCAACATCTGTAGATTCAGGACACTACCATTTAAACGTTGCATATGGAAGTGAAGAATCTTTAGGTACACCAGGTACAAGTATTGTAAATTCTAAAGATTATGGAAATTCTTCAAGTTATGCATTATTTGGATCAACTAGTGACCCTACTACAGGACAAACAGGAATAGGTAATAGCGTAATTACAACTTCACTTAACATTGTTCCAAATGGTGGAGGCGGTTCTCACAATAACGTACAGCCTTCAAGAGGAGCATATTACATAATATATATACCATAAAACTATGTGGTCAACCTTATTAAAAGATTGTAATTGTATTGAGACAGCTTCTAATCCAGGAGTTGTCTGCAATGCTGCATATACCTCTGACCAATTTTTTTACAATGGAATCTCTGCAATATGCATGGATTTACAAAATGGTGATGATATTTCTACAGCTATACAAAAGCTTGAAAACTTTTTATGTAGTTTAGAAGTGACGCAGGTGTTCTTGACATATCTAGAAGATAACATTGAGCAGTTTCCTGAGTTTATAACATTAGTGAATGATGCATTGACTTGTCAAACTATAACTAATTGTTTTAACCCAACAACAACTACTACATCTTCATCAACTTCTACATCTACATCTACATCTACAACAACAACTACCAGTTCTACTAGCACTACCACTACATCTACATCAAGTACTACTACAACA